CCATGATCGCACGCCGGTCCGCCAGCGCGTTCCGCCGCTGCTCCTGCTGGAGCATCCCCTGCCCCAGACCCTCCGCCGCGCCCAGCGCCAGCGATGAGAACCCGGAGGGTTGGTTGTCGAGAAGAATCAGCCTCGGCACGTTTAGCTCCTCACGACAAAGCCCACTTGCGGCGACGGGTCGCAGACGCAATCTGCCGGTCAATCAGCGGGTCGCCCGACATCTCCAGATCCGGACCGCCGCCCTCGTACACGCTGTCGTACATCCCCGAACTGGTCGCGGGGTCCCCGCCGGTCTGCATCATCGCCGGCACCCGGCCCGCCGACTGGCTCACCTGCGAGGCGTTGAGCAGGTTGCGGCTGTCGGTCTGGTTCCCCAGCCGGCTCGCCAGCACCAGCCCGCCGATCCGGCCGATCCCCGAGAGGTCCGGCCCGCCGCCCTGGTCGAAGGTGTCGTACAGCACCTGCGCCCGCTCCCGGCCCGCGCGGGCGGAGATATCCCCCATCCGCGCCCCGGCGTCCAGGCGGATCCCCGACTGGGCATCGCTCGCCACCGTCGAGTTGAAGAACCCGCGGTTGATCGCCGACTGGTCCGCCGCGCCCGACGCGATCTGCGCCTCGCGTCCCACCGCGCCCCGGGCGTCGCTGGCCCCCGAGTCGATCTCGTTGAGCATGGACTGCCGCAGGGCCCCCAGCTTCTTGCGCCGGCGGCGGGATTCCACCATCGCGCCCAAGCTCCCGGCAGCGCTCAGGCCCAGCAGCCCGGCCTCGGCGCCCGAAAGCCACGGCTGCCCGGCCGAGGGCACGCCGCCGGGAACATCGCTCAGGTAGCTCGGCATCGTCAGAACCTCCTGGGGCCCAGGTCCTTGAACCGGCCCGTCACACGCTCCAGCGCCAGCCGGGCCGTCCCCGAGTTCTGGCGCACAATCACCTGAATCGCCCCGCCGCCCGCCCGCATCCGCACCGGGGGCTGGGCGCCCGCCCGCTCCGCAAACCATGTCCCGCTCGCCACCGGGTCCACCCCGCCATCCAGCGCCTGCTGCTGCACCTCGGCGGCCGACGAGTCGGTCCGGACCTCCCAGTCGGCGGCGCCCGTCCCGGGCGCCCCAGTCCCCTGGAGCTCCACGAGCGACACCCGCTGGGTCGCGTCGGCGGATTCCACCGAGGGGTACCGCACGTAGCACGGGATGGGGTCCCCGTCGTCGTCGGGCTTGGCCGTGATCGGGCGGTAGATGTAGCCGTCGGACCCGCCCACCAGGAACCGGCGATCATCCCCGGACTCGCCGGCGATCTTGCACACCGCGGTCGGGCCCATCCGCAGGGGCAGCACATCCAGCCAGGTCGCATTCTCGGCGGTCTCGATCACCGCGTGGTCCCCGGCCGTCCGCAGGTCCCGCGGCGTCAGGTAGATCATGAGCGACCGCTTGGCCGAGTCGTAGACCATCTCGACCAGCGTGGTTGCGGTGTTGATGTGGTTGAGCTGGGCCGCCAGCCGGTTCCCGGTGACGTTGCGGACCTCGCTGGTGCCCTTCTGGATCATGTAGACCCCGGCGGGCCCGGCGAAATACAGGTTCCCTTCCTCGTCGAACGCCACCGCCCGCGGGCCCAGGCACCCCGTCTCCCCCGTCACCTTGAGCAGCCGCCCGCCGTTGCCCGGGTCGTCGTCGAAGATGTAGCACTCGCTGGCGCAGCCCATGAACGCCCGGCCGTTGTCGAACGGGGCAAAGGCGGTCACGGCCGACGCGACGGTGCCCGGGGAGTCGGTCGCGGTCCCCTTGAACGCCCGGGTCGGGTCGGTCCCGCCGGTGGTCCACAGGTCCGCGGTCACGGCGTCGTCGGAGGCCCGGACGATCTTGGACAGGGCCCAGAACGTCGGGTTGGAGTCGTTGTTGGCGAGGAAGAACCGGCCGCGCCACACGCCGATCACACGGCAGTTCTCAAGCTCCGCCGTGCCGGTCGTGTTCGTCCAGTTCACGCACACCTTGTCGATGGGGTCGATGATGCGGGCGTCGTCTCCGTCGATGGCAAAGACGTAGGTCCGGGCGGTCGCCGCGCGGCCCGTGATGATCGTGAGCATCGTGGCCGTTTGCACCTCGCGCCCGGCCAGGGCGGTCGCGGTGTAGGCGCAGGGCGAGAGGCGGCGGTCGATGTTCAGCGTCCCCACATCCACCGACGGGGCCGATGTGAACGCCACCACATCCGCCGATCCGGGGTTGAGCGGCGGAGTAACCGACGCCTGCGGGCGGATGAATCGCCCACCGAACATCTTCGCGGGGTTCGTGGAGGCCGACCCGGTGGCTGTCCCATTCTGGCCCCCCTCGCAGACAATCCCGCACCACGTCGAGCCGGCGGAGGTCATCACCCCGCCGAAGGTGTTCCCCGTCGAGTTGTCGTGCACCGTGTGGTCGGGGCTCATGCGGGCGACGCGGATGCCGTTGTAGTACACCTCCACCCATCCGGTCTGCGCCTTGGTCGCCGCGCTGGTGTTGTCGTACGGCACCCACTTGAACCGCAGGCGTGTTTCCACGGGGAACGTCGGGAGGTGCTTGTCGGTGTCGTTCAGCGTCGCGTCGTCCACGTCGAGCTGCTGCTCATCCAGGAGCCGGTGGTAGGTCGCGATCGAGCCGTCGATCTCGATCAGCTTGAGGTTGTAGATGTACGTCTGGTTCGTGCCCTGCGTCGTCGCGTCGATCTTGCGGGAGTAGACGCAGAGCAGCGCCCGGGCGATCGGCGCGCCGCCGCCCCCCGTGCCGTCCGGAAGGTCGGCCGTCTCCGTCGCGCCCGTCGTCGTGCCCGAGCCGATCTCGGTGCTAGACATGGAGGTTCTCCATCAGGAAGCTGGCCCCGCCGGTGTCTTCCTCCCCGGCCGTGATGTCGCGGTGCCGGATGATCTCAACCTCCAGGAACTCCGTCGGCGGGGTGCCGTCGCCCCAGACCTCGACTGTGAGAATGCCGGTCCGCAGCAGGCGGGAGACGTTGGGGCCGTAGAGCACGTCGAGCGTGTTGTCGATCATCGGGGCACGCTGGACCGCCGCGGTGGAGTAGCCCGATTGGCCGCCGACGACGCGGTACAGGGTGTTTCCCGCCCCGGCCGTGCTGTCGATGTCGATCCCTTCGAAGTTGGGCTTCATGTAGTACCGGGCCGCCCCGGCCATCGTGTCGGTGCCCAGGATTTCGGTGATCACCTGCGGGTCCGGCGGAACGATCTTGGAGAAGTCCATGCCGCTCACGCGGCGGAAGTACCCCGGCTCGGTGCCCGGGTAGCTGGTCGCCGGGCTCTTGACGAACCACCCCGCCCGCTTGTTGTCGTCGGTCTGCACGCCGCGGGAGCGGGCGGTCTTGGTCGATCCCACGTTGTGAAGGTTGGCGGTGGCATTGAATGTGCCAGATGTCACCCACAGGTTGAAGTACCCGGTGGTTCCGTCAACGCCCATGTCGATGATGATGCCTTCGGCGCCCGTCGTGTCCTGCTGCACAACTTCCCCGGCGACGAACACGCCCGACAGCGTGTCGAACGTCACCTGCGCCGTGGTCGCCCCGCGGGACGAGGCCGCGGCCACCCGCACCTTCTCGGTCCCAAGCTCATCCTCCCACGTCAGCGTCGCCTCCACGCCCGAGGCGGTCGCCACCAGCCGGATCCGCAGGTTGTTGCTAATCGCCGCGGCCCCAGACAGGGTGAAGGCGTCCCCCTGCGCGAGCGTGCTGGTCGTGTTCCCCTCCACCGACTCGATGACCAACCGCACCGTGTTCTCGCCCGTCCGCTCCAGGTAGGCCCAGACAAACGCCCCCAGGTTGGGGTGCCCGCGGACGAACGGGCCGACGTTGTGGCAGTCCACAAAGTCGATCGACCGGGCCCGGCGGTAGCAGTTGAGGCTGATCGCGATGTCGTTGGTCGTGTTGAAGGTGGACGCGAACCCCATCGCGTAGCTGTCGGAGAAGCTCGAGAGGGCCTCCGCGCAGTTGACGACGAAAGAGGAGCCGGCCTTCACGAGCACGATCGAGGCGCTCGGCGGGGTGCTGGAACCCTGCCAGCCGTTGGCCCCGTAGTCCGTGAGCTTGCGGGAAAAGCGGATGTACTCGCCCTTGAGGTCGGTCCCGATGTAGTAGCCCTGGTAGGGCGTCTCGATCTGGTAGCCGGTCCACCGCTCGATCACCGGGACCTCGCGGCCGACCGTGGAGGGGCTGGTCGAGCTGGCCCGCTGGGCGGTCGTCAGGCCCGTCACGGGCGCGCCGCTGCCGGCGCCGGCGGCGTTCTCGAACGCCTTCTGGTGGCCGTCGCGCTTGCCGGCGGTCTTGGTGTCGGTGAGCGAGGGCATCCCGCGCATGTTGCGGGCGTCCGGGCATGTGAGGTCCGCCTGAGCCCTCGCGGGAAGGCTCTGGTCGATGCCCTTGATCGGGGGCTTGAAGTCGATGATCCGATCGGACATAAACCCTCCCGGAGCGGCGAGACCCCGGGAGGGGGCGGAAGGGGTGTGAATCAGATCGTGGACGCGGTACCGGCGGTCACACCGGCGGCGGCCGAGTACACGTTGCCGGCAACGAACCCGGCGGCGGCAACGATCGGCGCCGTGCCGGAGGGGACGTTGATGCGGTTGTTGGTGATGAAGGGGGTGGACGAGGCGTGCATGTTGACCGCCTTGGTGCCCGTGGCGACCACAAAGGCGTTGTTGCGGATCAGGCCGCGCAGGTTGGCCGCGGCGTTGTTGATGCTCTGGGTCATCTTGCCCGTGCAGTAGTTGTTCTCGAAGATGAAATCGGGGGCGTCGGTGATCGTCACCTGGGCCGTGGTCGTGGTGCCCGAGTTGGTCGCGGGACCGATGAACCGGCTGTTGGTGACGGCGAAGCGGGGCGAGGTCGTGGTGCCGCCAACCGTGATGCCCGAGACCACGCCGATCGTCGCGGAGTTGGTCAGGAACTCGCAGTTGTTGAAGCTCACGTCGGCCGCGTCCACCCCGATCGCCGCGACGATGGCGTCAAACCCGGTGAAGTCGAACACCATGTTCTCAAACGAGGTATTCGCCCCCGTCACCGTGACGTGGGCGGTGGTCGCGGTGTTGAACGTCAGCGTCGGGCGGTTGCGGCCGTTGCCCACGCCGATGATCCGCACGCCCGACTTGTTGAACGCGATGCCCGCGGCTCCGCTGATCGTCTCGGCGTGGCCCGGCAGGACGACGATGCGGTCGCCCTTGGCGGCCGTGCAGAGCGCCAACGCCTGCGTGAGCGTGGCGACGGGCGACCGGGGCTGCGTGCCCTGGGAGTTCGCGTTGCCGGTGACCGACGACACGTACACCGTCCGGCCGTTGCCGGTCGGGGTGAGCATCTGGGACGCCTTGTAGTCAAAGGCGTCGAGTTCGGACTGATAGTTTCCCATTGCTGAAATCTCCGACAGAATCCCGGGTATTCACCGACCCGTCGCGGCCGGGGTTCATTACCCCGTAAACCTCCGCGACGGGCTACAAACCCGGCGCGTGGTGTTCGCCCGCTCTCGCGGGGTTATGTCAAAGCCTGAACCTCGCCAGATCCGCGCTCGTGATGCCGCGCCGGACCCGATCGCCCGCGCCGCCGCGGGTCGGGCCAAGGTGCGGCTGCACCGTGCGCCACTTCTTCCATTGCTCCTCGATCTCCCGCTGGTAGCGGGCCATGTCCGGGTGTTCCTGGTCGTTCTCGAGCCCCCACGCCATCGCCCGGCACAGGCACGTCAGCGCCCACTCCATCGAGGAGGGCATGTCGGGGATCGCGTTGTCGTCCGTGAGCGCCTTCCACCGGCGCGAATACAGCAGCGTGAACGTCGGCGTGCCGTCGGCGGTCGCGTCGCGGTCGAGCATGAGGATCGGGGCGGGCTCAACGCCCGGGGTCGCCTGCGGGATCCGCTGCTGGGCGCAGACGTTGTAGATCAGGCTGGTGACGACCGTGCGGGTGTTCCGAAGGGCGTTCACCACGTCGGCCGACACCCACCGCACGCGCTGGAGGATGTTGTCGGTGACGACGCAGGAGACGACCTGCTGGAAGTCCGCCGGCAGGGCCGCCTCGTTGCTGCCCTGGGTGAACGCGACATCGACCGGGCCGGTGATGAGCCAGGGCCAGGGCTGGGCGTCAAAGAGCTTCTGGCCCGCCTGATTCAGCACGGTTTCCAGCACGACGCCCGTGGCGGGGCTCTCCGCGTGGATCGCGTGCTTCATGAGGGCGAGGTACTGGGCTTTGGTCGTTGGCATGGAAAGGGCCCGGCGGCTTACGCAGCCGCCGAGTCCGTTGGGGTTCGTGGTTACGAGGCGCCGATGCCGACCATCGTGCCGATGACGCAGGGCAGGCCGCCCCAGAACCGGCAGCGCTTGCGCGCCGCGGAACCGGAGCCGCCGGCCTCCATCGCCTGCCCGATGAGGCGGAACACGCTTGCCTCGCCGGCCGTGGTCGCCGTGCCGACTTCGATTCGGGTCAGGCCCGTCCCGTAGTACGCGGCCGACGTTCCGCGGAAATACTCGCCCGCGCCGATGCCGCTGGAGCCCTCCAGCAGGATCGGGAAATCGGGGTGAGTGAAGACCGCGGTGAACGGCGCATTGTCGGGGACATCCTGCCCATCGGCCGTGTCGTCCACCACCGCCATCTCGTACTTGATGTTGGTGGCGGTGGGCACGACGGCCGAACCGAGGATGTACCCGGTCGTGGTGCTGGTCACCGTCGGGTCAGACGAATCGGACGGGTTCAGCCCGACCATGTTCTGGCCGGAGGTGTTGGCGAAGTCGAGGTTGAACGGCACCAGCTCGCCCGGGGTCAGTGGCTGACCCGTGCGGTTCCAGAGCGTTCCCTTGGTGACCTTGATCCGCGGTCCACCGCCGAAGAATGAGTCAATCACGTGCAGAGTCCTTTCTGCCCCCATGCGGCGTCATGCGCCGCACGTAGGCGGTTGCATAAACGCCGCGTTACTGCGGCACGATCACGCCCAGGCGGTTGCGCGCGTGGGTGAACAGGTTGCCCTTGGTCCGCTGGTACACGACGTGCGCATCAGGCCGCGCGCCGCCGAACTTCTCCGCAGGGCTGACGGTCATGTACCCGTCCGGGGCCGTGAGCAGATACAGGAAGTCCGTGTCAATCCACTGGTACCGCGGCTTGCCCGACGGCCACGCCTGCGAGTACGCGGTGCCCGCCTGCGAGTCCAGGTACTGCGTGTCGTACGCCGTGACGTACTTCACGTCGATGCCGAAGTAGTTGGGCCCCTGGTAGCTGAAATCCTGCGGGCCCTGACGGGTGAACTGGTTCATCGCGCCCAGCGTCTTGGCGTAGGTCGCGTGGCCGTCCTTGTTGGTCGCGATGAACTTCTTGGTCTTGCTCGACGCCTGGAAGTTGGCCGCATCTCCGCCCTGGATGGGCTGCCAGTTGGTCGCCAGGAACATCCGGTGGAAGGCGTTGGGGATGCCGACTTCGGTCGAGACCGGGTTCGAGGAGTCGTACGTCTCGCGCTGCGGACGCCAAGCGGTGTACGTGCTCGGGCTCACCTGGAGAACGGTGGTGAAGCCGGTGACAGCGCCGGACGCCTCCTCGGAGATGATGGACGGGACGGACATCATCGGCGCGCCCTGCACGCCGAGCTGTTCCATGTTGGCGTTCGGGGGCGCGGTCAGGAGCAGTTCGACGCCCTTGATGTGGTCGCCGCGCATGCCGCCCAGCAGCCAGTCGCGGTACCGCTTGAACGCCGCGAGCCGCTGGTCGACGCCCGTGCCCTGCGCGATGCGCATGTCGTCGTCGGTCCACTTGCGGCTGTTCTCGTAGTAGCACGGGGCGATGGCCGCGCGGACGGGTGCCGGCGGGTCGCTGGTCGTGCGTTCGGATCCGGGGATGTACGTGCCGAAGTTGCTGGCGTTGGAGAGCCAGAGCTGATCGGTGATCGTGTCGCCGTACGGGATGGTCTGCTGGAAGCCCGAACCCATGAGGTTCGCCAGCAGGAACGACTGCGGCGCAGTCGCGTCAAGGATCTCGTTCGGCCGGTTGACGTACTCGCGGCGCAGATTGATAAGCGCGGCGACGCTCGTCGCGGACGAAATGGGGAAAGCTGACATGGCCGGGGCCTTTCACGGCCCCGCGCTGGGAGACTGGCGGCCCCTAGACCTTGCCCGTCCTCAGCAACTCTCGCGCCTTGGCCTCATCGAAGTTCGCCGCGGCCAGGGCACGCAGTTCGCGTGCGTCCTGTTCGTCGGGCGTGAGAGCCTTGGCGACGACTCGGCCACCTCCGCCCCGAGCCGATGGCTTGGGCGGTGTGTTCCGGGCTGCCGATCGGGGCGCGGCCTTCGGAGCCGCCGCTTGCGCGGGGCTCTGAGGGACGTACCCGAAGTCCTCAGCGGCCCGGCGCACGAGTTCGACCAGTTGTTCGCCGGGGGTGTCGAGAGCGTGCTCGCTCCCCGGCAGGTCGTTCAGCGCTTCTCTGATCGCTTGGTGCTGTCCCCGTAGCCCGGGGGATTCTTCCAGCACCGCGACGAACGCATCGGCGAAGTTGCTGGCGCGGCGGAATTCCTTTGCCTCGCTCAGCTCACGTTTCACCTGTGCAAGCTCGTCCTGGACCCCCTTGACCACGCCGCGGACCTTCTGGACCGCTTCGGGATCAATGGAACCCAGCTCATCGCCGATCCCGTCAAGCGGGTCGGTCGCCGCGGCCACTCCGGGCCGGGCTTGGGGTTGGGCCGTGCGGCCTTCCCCGTTGAGTTCGGTGGACCGGGGCTTGACGCCCGCGCGGTCCTGTTGGCGTTGACGCACCCGGTGGGGAATCGCCTCGGCGATCCGCTCCTCGGGCGTCATCTGGTCGATAAACCGCTTGGGGATGCCGGCGCGGGTGAGCACCTTCATCGCCAGCGATTCGGCGGTCTTGAGGCGGGTCGCGTCGTCCATCGCCGCGATGGCGTCGGGCGGCATGTTGTACTGGCCGAACAGTCGCTCAATCACGCGGTCGGCGTTGATCGCGGGGGCGGCGGGCTTGGGCTTCTCGGCCGCGTCATCGGCGGGGGGTTCGTCGCCGGGGTCCTGCTCGTCTTCGGCGACGGGCTCGGCTTCCTCGGCGGGCTCCTCGGCCTTGGGCTCGGGCTTGGCGGCGGGCGCGGCCGGCTTCTCGGGCGTCATGCCCAGGGCCGCCATCAGCTCGGCGTCCGACGGCTCCGCGGCGGGCGGAGTGTTCGCGGGGTTGGCAGGGTTGGCGATTCCTTCGCTCACTTGGTGGTGCCCTCTGTGAACGATAGCGCCGCGAACTTGCCAAGGTGCGGCCACGCGGCCTTTGTCGGGTCCGCCACAGCGAAGGTTTCGACCACCGGCATCAGCAGGAACGGCTTGAAGCACGCGCCCGAGCGAACCATGTCGTCGTGCCGGAGCTGCATCGCGCCGCTCACGCACAGGGTCCGCACCGTCTGCCGGGTCAGCTTGGACTCGCTGCCGGGCTGGTGGACCTCGTGCACCACGCCGCGCTTGGGGCGCAGGCGGTCGGGATCGTCCTTGTCGAAGATCCAGACCTGCGTGCCGTCAGTCACGACGGGCGCCGGTCTCTCCGGTGATGTGGTCGCTCGATCGCTTGTCATGGGCGAGCCTGATCCCGTGCTTCCAGGTTGCGTACGTCCCATCGCCATAGTCGCGGACTCGTTTGCCACCGAAACTCCCTTCGCTGTACTTGGTCCTTGGATCCGGCGGCAGATTCACGCACACCGGAAGCCCGCCGAAACCAGCCCATTTGCACGCATGCGGGTTCTCCCGCTGGACGTGATCCGCCCGGCCGACCTCGAACTTGCGGGGACCGGCGGCCCAGATCGCTTCCGCGCGGGCCTCCAGTTCTGCGAGTTGGGCGAGGTCGGGGTCAGTCATTCTTCAACGTCCTCGGATTCGAGCATGTCCTTGTCGAGCCTGATCGTCAGGTACCGGGCAAGGCCGGCGCAGTGCGTTGATCCGCCGTGGCAACACGAGTGGAATGTGCCCAGGTCGCTCTTGACCTTCCCGGTGCGGGAGTAGGCGATCACGGCGGCATCGCACCGCTTCTTGATCGCGTCGAACAGCTCCTCCACCGTGGCAGTATCCAAATCGCTCATGCCTCGCCTTTCGTCTGCGCGCCCATCTTCGCCGCCCCGCTCCGCACGCTCTGCGTCACGCTCGGGGCCGGTTTCTGGCCCTTCCCGCTACCACCACCGCCCCCGCCAGTCGCCACTCCCGGCCCCCCACCGCCACCCTCCGCCTCCATCGCCATCGCCGCCTTCACCTGCGCGTACTGCGCCACCGCCCCGAAGTCGATCAGGCCCTTGGTCCCCTCGGGCTGGTTCATCGCGTCGAACATGCGGTCGCCAATCTCCCGCCAGTTCACGCCCACCGGCCACTGCTCGGCCGCCTGCACCAGCGCGATCGTGTTCTGGAACATCTCCTGGGCCAGGGCCCGCTGCTGCTGGTCGCCCACGTACTCCATCGAGTACGGCACGATTTCCAGCGCCAGATCGTCCACGTCCAGCATCGTCCCGTCGTCCGACGGGCCGCCCATCACCAGCCCGTCCTTCTCGCCCTGCGGCGTCGTCACCTTCACGAACTGCCGCACCGAATCGTTCTTGAGGAACAGGTCGATCACCCGCCGGTACATCTCGACCACGCGGGCCCGGAACTCCATGCGGACCTTCTCGATCCGCGTGTTCTGCCGCTGGGAGCTCTCGGCCACCTCCGTCGCGTTGTTGCTGGCCCCGAGCTGCCCCTGCGCCGCCTGCGAAATCCCCGTCAGGGCGTCCAGTTCCGCGTCCGCGTCGATCGCCGCCTGCCGGTTGGTCTCGTTCACCTCGCCGATCTTCACCGGGATCACCGGCTTGTCGGACAGGTCATTCAGGGCCACCGCGGCGTTGGACGGGGACGAGTTGATCGCCTCCGCGTCCGCCGGGTTCCGCACCGCCATGATGTTCTTGGAGCCCCGCGCATCGTCCCGCATCTGGGCGCGGTGGGCGTTGCTCTCGTCCAGCACCTGATCCGTGGCCGCCAGCGGGGCGTAGGGGAACGCCTGCCCGCGGAGGCGGTAGACGCCGACCACCACGTGCGGGCCGTTCTTGTGGCCGATAAACGGCTGCGGCTCGTCAATCTCGACGATGTTGCCCGTGCCCGGCTCGCCCGTGAACGCGAAGTAGTGCTGAAGCCCTTCCTCGCGGTGCCACACGTACAGAGTGACGATCTCGTTGCGGGCCAGATCCTCGCCCGTCATCGGGTCCACGTTCACGTCTTGGCGGAGCTTGTTGACCCCGCTGTTGCCGCTCACGGTCCGGATCCGGGCCACCGTCTCGGGGGGAGCGCCGGACGCCTCCAGCTCGCTCGCCAGCTTCTCCCGGTCCTTGATGTCGTAGTGCCCGGTCCACGCGGCCTCGTCAGGGTCCGACGTGCGCGGGTCCATGATGAAGCGGTTGGGCAGGACCGTCGAGACGTACACCTTGTCCGCGGTGTCCGGGGCGTCGGGGGGCAGTTCGCCCCGCATCTTGAGGGCCTGCGTCCCGTGCGGATCGGCATATTCCTCGAGCCCGATGCACCAGACGCCGTAGTCGAAGCACAGGTCGTACGCGGCCTCGGTCAGCGGCTTCTGGACGTTCGCATCGACCGACCAGGCGTTGACCGCCAGCCCGATCGCGGCGACCACGCCGGCGAGCGCCATGCCCTTGCGGGACAAGATGCGGATGCGGGGGTTGGTGTAGGCCAGCGCGGGCGTGAAGCTGTTGGTGAACTTGAACGGGTAGTTGTTGATGTCGTCGGGGTGCTCGGGCCAGCCATCGCGGAAGCCGTTGCCGGCGCGGTCGTGGCGCGGCTTGGAGCGGAGCATGATCGCCTGCGTGATCTTCGATGCGGCGCGGATCTCGTGCTCCCAGCGGGACAGGTCCCAGATTGTGGGGGTCGGCGCGGCAACGCCCGTTGCGTCCATGCCCGGGGCGGTATAAGCGCCGTTGATAGCTGCGTCCTGCGCCATCACGGGTGATTATACCACTCAGCCCCAGCCGGGAATGCTCATGACCGCCGGAACGCAGAAGCCTTGGCCGGTCGCCTCACGCTCCTCGTCGTCCGGTTCCGCCCGCTGGAGTTGCACGCGCCGGCACCCGTACTCCAGAGATTCCAGCGACAGCCACCCAAGCCGATCGTGGCGGAACGGCCGCCCGCTGGTGGCGTCGTGGCGGATCCTCTGCCACGCCAGCCAGAAGGCGTGCTCCTCGTCCTGGGCCGTGTACCGCAGCGCCACGATGTCGCCCTCAAATGGCACATGGACCTCTACCCGGACCCCTCTCTTGGGCCGCAGCGTGTAGCAAGCCGTCCCCTCGGGCATCATGGCAAGGATCCGCTCCCGGTGCATTTCCGTGTTGGTCATCGCCTTCCCCTTGTAAATCTGTCGCTCACCCACGTCTTCGCCGGCGGCTTCGGCCCGTCCGGATCCTTCACCAGCGGGGCCGCGATGAACACCCGCTCGGGCTCGGGCACGTAGAACCGGTTGACCGCGTGCACCCCGTACCGCATCGCCGCCATCGCGTGGTCGTTCATCCCCTGCGGCTCCTCCTTGGGGGCCTTGCCATCCTTCGGCGGAAGCCAGGCGTACGACGGGATCTCCTCGATCAGCCCGATCGGCACCCCAAGGTCAACCAGCCGCGGATCCCTGTCCAGGAGGGCGCCCCGCCAGGCGTAGAGCCCGCATGAGCCCGTCTGGGGGTCCACCCGCAGCCGCTGCTGGACCGGCTCGAAGTGCTCCGCCCAGCCCTGCCCGGCCTTGGGCTTCTCGCACCCCTGGGTCGGGATGCCGTACTTGGCGAGCATCGCCCGCCCCATCGCGTCGGCGTGGTCGGCCACGGTGAAGCGGATCCGCATCCCCTCGGAATGGCGGTTGACCTCCTGCGCCAGAACGTCGATTTCGGTCTTGTGCCGCACCAGCTCGCGGACCAGGATCATCATGCGGCTGGCCCGCTCGATCGCCCACCACTGGCAGACAAAGGCGTCCACGTAGCCGAAGTCGATGGCGCGGACCATCTCCCACTCCAGGCAACCCGGGGGGAGCTCGTCGAGCACGTGGCGGGATTCGTCCCACTCCTCGTAGATCATGCCCTCGGCGCCGCACCACAGCCCGTCCCGCAGCCGCTTGAGCCGGACGCCCGTGTAGCGGTTCACGACCTCCAGGTACTTGCGGCCCTGCGCCGTCCATTCGCGGCCGTCGTGGAACACGGGGTTGTCGCTCAGGCGGGACTGAATCCGCGTCAGCTTCCCCGACAGGTGCCACCGCCACAGCCAGTGCTGCGGGCTGTCGGGGTTGCACGGCAGGATGATCTGGTTGAACGGGATCCGCTCAGGCGTGGGCGTGATGCGATTGAGGCGGCCCATCAGGCGCTCGCAGTCATCCTCGCTGAACTGGGTGGCCTCGTCCGGCAGGATGATGTCCCACTGGGTGCCCATCACCGCCTCGTTGTAGCCGGACCCGTCGTACATGCCGTCCACGGCCACGATCGAGCCGTTGGGGTAGCAATACGTGGGGCTCTTGTAGTTCCGGGCCTGGAGCTTCCCCGCGGGGTGGCCGACCTCGACCACCTCGTTCTCCCAGGTGCTCATGATCGAGCCGGAGGCGTGGGCCTTGGCCTTGCGGAGGATCAGGATGCGGGTGGTGGGCCAGCGGTCGGCGCAGTAGTGCAGCTTCTCAAGGGCGGGTCGCGTCTTGCCCGAGCCGGTGGGCCCGTCGCTCATGATGACGGGATCGCGGCAGTACATGAGCCGGACCGCGGGCGTGATCGCGTCGAGCGGGTCGAATCTTCGGCGGAGGTAGAACGGGCGTGTTTCGGGTGCGTGGGGGTCGAGCGTGGGAGCGTCCGTGCTCACGGGGGAGGGTATCAGGGGAAGCTGTGCCACAGTCCCCACGCGATCAGAAGCAGCCCCCATCGCAGCCGCCAGTTCTTGCCGAACACCGCGTTCATGATCTTCACGTCGCCACCTTCCCCTCAAAGTACCCCAGCAGCCAGCCAGCTTGGGCCGCCGTGTCACCGCCCAGAAGCGGCAGGGCGTGGAACAGGGCCAGCGTGGGTACCAGAGCCGGCTCAGTCAGCGGCGTCTCACCCACCTGCACGTTGTCGGCGTCAAGCCTCTCCGCGTAGACCAGCCGCCACTCGGCCTTCTTGGGCTCGCCACGCTGGCCCATCGCCCAGACCTTGCCGGGCACGCCGCGGATGGACCACTTCCAGGATTCGGTGCTGTTGGGCTTGTAGATCACGGCACCGCCTCCCCCGCCGCGAGCAGGCAGGCGGCGCAGAGGGCTACGACATCGTTGTCATAACGCCTGTAATCGTCGCCACCGCCAGCATCGCCGTTGTCAGGGGTGTACACGATCCATTTGCTCAACTCGCAAGACCAGATCGGCACCAGCCCGCTGTCGAGCTTCGCCAGCCACACCCACGCGGCGCGGAAGAACAGGGCCTCGGCATATCGCGGACTCAGAACGCCCTCGCCTTCCTGCCACCAGACCTCTCTCCCCTCTGGCGGGAAGTCCGGCATGGTTGGAGATTGATTCACCGCGCGGCGAGCGATTGGCGCACACCCCGGCACCTTCCCCATCGTGTACGCGATCGCCTGGTCGTTGGTCATGTCGGCCAGTGTCTTGCTCATTCACACCCTCCCCGGGTCGAGCCCGTGGTAGTTCTTCTGCGGGATGATCCCGGCGTTCGCCGCGTTGGCGAGCGCGTTCGCCTTGTTCACGGCCAGGTCCTCCGCGTGGTGGTCGTCGGCCTGGAGCACCTTGCGGATATTCGTCGCCAGCGTACCCGACTGGGCCGCGAGCTTGCCCACGTCGATCAGGTCCTCGGCCGTCTGGGCCTTCTCTTTGCCCTCGCGGGCGCACGCGGCCGACAGGTTCATCATCTCGCGGGCGACGGCCTCGGCCTCGGGCCCAGCCTCTGCGAACGCCCTGGGCCGCTCACGGGCGTGCCGGTTGATCATCGCCACGTCGCGGGGGTTGCTGGGGTCCCAGTGGTCGCCAAGGACGCGGATTGCCCCTCCCGGCGGGATCGGCCCGGTTCCCCCCTCCCCCGTCACTTTTTTGTCGTCAGACACGCCCATCTTACTCATTTCACCGGGTTCGGTCTTGACTCGGCCCCTGCAAGGAGCGGACCGTCGAAAGATCAGCCTTTGGTCTTCCACGCCGCGATGCAGGCACGGGCGCGGGCTTCCCATTCGTCGCGGCCTGATCCAGCGTCATCAGGGCATATCCCTTGGGC